ATGCAACTGTAGTTATACCAGTTGGTTCAACTTGGACAATAGTGTAATATGGCAGAAAGTATATTAAAAACGGACGAAATTCGTCTATTAAATAATCAAGTGTTGATGAGTGATGGTGCGTTGACTGAGAATGTTACGTTTCCTGCTGGTACTATTTTACAGGCAAAAAATGTAACGGTGTCTGGTCATGATACAAACACTACTACTGGTGCTATCAAAGGCCAATTAACTGATCAGCTAACAATAAATAGTGGTAATTATGTTTTAATACATATTATGACTATGTTTTTTGTTTATCAGAACAGTAATTCATATGGACGGTATTTCCTCCGAAGACAAGGAGAAACTACGAACCTAGCAACTGCTGAATGTGGAATCGCTTATACTGCTAGATGGGATTTGCAATTAACATACTTAGATGAATCACCTCCAGACACTACACCTTCATACGATATTTACGCAGAACCAGCATCGGGTGGTACGTCATATGTCACAGTTGAAAGAATTAGAGCAATTATGTACGAGATAAAAGCATGATGGGGCCAATCACAGACTTAGATTTAAAAATGGCGATTCACGATATAAGCCCATCTACTAGAGCAAAAGTTTATGATGACAGAACAATTGATTATCTGGATGGTGAACCGTCATTTAGTTTTCAAGATTTGTTAGTTCAAATAATACGGAAGCATCGTAATCATTTATTAAAAGAAACAGATTGGATTATTACAAAAGGATTAGAGCAAGATATGGACCTTGCTGAATGGAAAACCTATAGACAAGCACTTAGAGATTTACCAGCAACAGCAGAACCGCAATTAAATGAATTTGGAAATCTAACAAATGTAGAATGGCCTACACCACCAGAGAATAGTTAATGCCAAGTGCTTTAAAAGTAATAGAAATAAAAGATTTAAACGACAATATATTGTTGAACAATGGGGCATTAACAAATAATGTTAAGTTTCCTGCTGGGCATATAATACAATCTTTTGTTATACAAAATGGAACACGGTCTTCAATATCCGCGTCATCAGAAGCAACATTGTTTGGTAATAATTTTACGAAATTAAGAAGTGACACTGATATATTTGCAACTTGTACAGTTTATGGTTCAGGATATAGTTCTGGAAATTGTGGAGTTGGAATGAAACTAAACTCAACATGGCAGTTTGGTTGTGGATATCAATATGATGGTTCATGGAGTTCAACACAACAAACAACAATAATTATAGGATCAGGTTATTGGTCAACACCACCAGTCGGAACTACATCAATATATTTTGGATGGAAAACTGCAAACAGTTCAAATGAAAGACCGTTTAATTATTTCAATCCTAACGCATCCGAAGATGCTAGAAATCAACAACATATTTCTTCAATAGTAGTTTATGAGGTAATGCCACGATGAATTTATTTACAGTTTTAAATGAATATTATGATGGTCAATGGAGTATATTTCCATCACCTACAAACACAATAGATGATTATGACAACATAATATGGTTAAATGAAATTATTCCAACTAGAGAAGAGATTCAAGCCAAAATAGCAGAACTAGAAGCAGCAGAACCATTACGCCTGTTAAGATTAGAACGTGACAGATTATTAGCGAAATATGATTGGATTACAATCAGAGCATACAGTCAAGGTACAGAAGTCCCAATGGAATGGCAAACATACTTACAACAATTAAGAGACTTGCCTGCAACAGCAGAACCACAATTGAATGAGAATGGAGAATTGACAAACGTAATTTGGCCTACACCACCGGAGTAAGATGTCAGTTAAAATAAATGGTCTAACTGGTATAGAATTTACAAGTAATACTCAGCAACTTAAATTTAAGGGCGATACACAAAACTTTAATTTAAAAACAGTTGGTGATGATTTTAACATTTATAATAATGATGTAACTAAGTTATGGGGAATGAGTTCTACTGGATTGGAAAGTAAACCTAATGTTCCTGCATTTTTTGCAAAAAGAACAGATACCGCTTCTTTTGGTGGTAACGCTATATTTGTTTTTAATTTAGTTGAATATGATAATACAAATAGTTATTCTGGTACTACGGGATTATTTACTGCACCAATTTCAGGATTCTATCATTTTACAACAACACTTGTCGGAACTTCAGGTGGAGATAGGACTCTTATACAATTTAGAGTGAACGGAGGTATAGCGGGTTATTTACAACATTTACAATCTGTTTACAGTAATCAAGAACCGGCAAATACTACATCTATAACATATTATTTAAATAATGGAGATACTATGGAAATATATGTTTTGAATACTGTGAGAACAAACATTTCTAATGTTAATCATTTTTCTGGTCATTTTGTAGGTTAACTTTAATTTAAAATATAAATGTCACAAGGTATAAGACTTCTACGTGGTACAAGACCACAACATACAGCAAACAGCAGCATTTTTTACAATGGTGAAATCACAGCCGTAACTACTGCGAATGGTGTATGTACAGGAGAATTAAGAATACACAACGAAAATTTCCTTGGTGGTATACCTGTTGGAAATATGGCACTCACACAAACAGTGCTTGAAGGTGGACGTATTTCTCATCTAAGAGAAGCAAGAACCATTGTTGACTTAGGTACAATCAACACAAGAGATTTAATTCTACAGAAAGGTACTGACCAACTAGTCATACCAGCAAACAATGTAGGAATCTTCAAGAGTGATGAACTTACTCCAATTGTAGAAGAAACAAACACAAAAGTTACAATCAAAAATGTATCAATTGATTTGAGCAATGATACTGGTGCAATAATAGTACCCAAAGGTACAACAGCACAAAGACCTGCAACACCAACCGCAGGCATGATTCGTTACAACACAACATTGCAGCAATATGAAATATATTCTGAATCTATAGTTCCTGCAGTATGGTCTAAAATTGGAGACATGCCTCCAGAAGTAACAAGTGTTTCCCCACAATTTCCCGACTTTGGAAACAACACAACAAGTTTTGTGATTTCTGGAAACAATTTTGATCAAGGTTCAACTGTAATTTTCATAGGAAATGATAATTCAGAAATAACTCCTCTGACAGTTACATTCAATACAGCTACACAATTAACAGCAGTCGCAAATACATTTCAATTTGACTTTACTAAAGAACCATATGATTTAAAAATAACAAAAGCAGGTGGATTAAGTGCAATTTTTGAAAATGCAATTTATGTTGATACAAAACCTACATGGAGTTTAACAGATAGCACAACATTGGCAACTATATACGGAATTTATCGTGACCAAGGCGTTGAGGTAACTTTACCAACAAGTACAGACCCAGATGGAGATACAGTAACTTATGGTGCAGTAAACTTACCAACTGGTTTGAGCATAGACAGCACAACAGGTGTGATTACTGGATTGACAGAATCAGTTACGGAATATACCACAAGTAATTTTACAGTACAAGCAAAAAGCACAAGTGGTGATGCTCAAAACTTAGGAGAGCAAATCACAAGTAGAACAGTGAATATTGTTAGAACTTCTGAAGTTTTAAACAGTTTACGGTTTGATGGAAGTAGTTATTTAGATGATACGCTCGGAACAGCTACAGATGCAAATGTTTTTACTTTCAGCGCATGGGTAAAACGAAGTGCATTAGGACAATATGCAATTTTTGGTTCTTATCAAGATACATCTAACAGAGATGTTTTACGTTTTACAGGAAGTGATACTCTAGAATACCAAGTGGGAAATAGTGGAAATTATTATAATCATTCAACTACAGCAGTGTATAGAGATACTAATACTTGGTATCATATAGTATTGTCAGTAAATTGGACAACACAATTATTAAATGTTTATGTCAATAATATATCTGTGGCAAATGAAATAGGTGGAGGTTTTAGTCAACCATCAACTAATCGTCCAAGAGTACATTATGTAGGAGCAAGAAATGCCGGAGCAGGTGTAGACTTAAAGTACAATGGTTATATTGCAGATGTTTATTTTATTGATGGACAAAAATTAACTCCTAGTAATTTCGGACAAACTGTAGATGGCATGTGGGTTCCGAAACAATATTCAGGAAGTGGTTACGGTGTGAATGGTTTCCACTTAGACTTTTCACCAGAAAATTTAGTATTCAATGGTAATGCGGTGCAAACAGTAAAAGATATAGCTCCGATTGATGGAACACATACAACAGCAAACGATTGGGCAGCAAATTAAGGAATAAGAATGGCATTTACAAGAGATGACGTAGTAAAAGACACACCGACAAACACATTTGCAACTTTGAATCCGTTGGCACCTGATACAAGTAATATGTTTGATATGACTGAAGGCAATTTACGTTTATATACAAATACGCCTTTTAATAGTGATGGTAGATACATTACAACATTACCATTTGTACATACTATGGGTAAAATATATTTTGAAATTGCACAAATGACTGATGCGATTACTATAGGATTTACACAAAACAGCAATTATTTTGGTATATATGGCAACACTAATCAAAACTTTGAGATAAATGCAGGCGCAGACCAAGGAGGCAGGGTAACTTGGCAATACAGAAGTAGTAATGGAAATTTTCCATTTATGAATACTAGTACTACAGAAGTTGTAGGATTATTAATCAATTTTATTGCAAACGAATTTACAATATATCTAGCCACTGCAAGTTATACGTATTCATTTGGATATAATAATTGGATAAATTTTGATAGTACAGCAGATATACATCTAGTTTGCAGTAATGGAGGTAACGATGGATATGCTAGATTTAATTTCGGCCAAGACCCAACATTTGCTAACAATAGAGTTCCAACAAAAGTTTATACAGATGCTTCAGGGCATGGTAGATTTTTTTATGAGCCACCAGCTGGAGCAATGGCACTTTGTACAGCAAATTTAGATACTGCAAATCTACAGCCAGCAGAATATATTGTTGATGAACCAAATCAGCATATGCTTACCTACAATGGTAATGCACAAATCAGCAAGTTTTCTCCGTATACTACTGATGGATGGAGTATAAATTTTGATTCAAATATTGCGTCAAGTCAGGTAAGAACTCCCGTACATAGTGATTTAGAATTTGGAACAAATGATTTTACAGTTGAATTTTGGTTGTATCATATGGGCGGAGATTCTGATGAAACAATAGTATCTTATCCCCAATGGCAAGGAGGTGGTACAACTAATGGAACTGCTTGGCAAATACGATTATCTAATACAGATTATCTTATAACAGATTATGGTAATAAATCATCTTGGGTATTTAATGGTAATCATACAGATTTATATGTTAAAAGACATCAATGGAATCATATTGTTTTACAAAGAAATGGCACAGCAATAAAAATTTATTGTAATGGTAAACCAAGTTCTACACAATATAATATTGGTACTGGCTCTATTACAGATGCGCTCACTGGATTTAATACAAATTTCTTATGTATTGGAGGATATTCTGGTAATAGTCAAGATTTAGGTGGATACATTGCTGATTTTAGAATAGTAAAAGGTACCGCAGTTTATACACCAGATGGTAATGGATATATTTCAGCACCCAATGCCAAATTAACAGCTATAACTAATACAAAGTTTTTGTTATCTGTAGATAGTAAAGGGTTTGAAGATTCATCAGGAACAAACAAAACTGTTACTATAAATAGTTCTCCTTCAATCTCAGACTGGTCTCCGTATCAACGTAGCAATGATTTTGATACAGCATTTTTCCGTGCCAAAGACAACTACTATGGAGGAAGTTTTAAGTTAGATGGCAATGGTGATAAATTAGATATGGGTGACAACGAGGATTGGAGTTTATCTAACGGAGATTTTACCTTTAGATTTTGGATGTATGGAACCAATAACAGTATTCAGACACAACATGTATTTGCTAAATGGAATAGTAATAAAGAAATAAGAGCGTTTTTTGAAGGTAGTGCATCAAATAGATATACTACATTTTGGTTTCAGTATAAAACTAGTTCTACACCTCAAGACCCTTGGGTAGATGGTGGTAAATTTGATAATTTACCTATCACTCCTAATAGTTGGAATTATTTTGTTTTTGTAAATTCAGGAGGTACTACTTCTTTATATGTTAATGGAGCATCTATGACTCCTACTAACAATACAATATCTGGAACAATTTATAATTCTACTGATAGCTTATGGATAGGTTCTAGTGGAGATGCTAATGCTGGATTTGCAGGTCATATTGCAGATTTTGAATTTGAAAAAACTGCAATATCCAATCCTACAGATGTTCCTACTAATAAAGTTACAAAAAATTCTAACACTAAATTATTATTACAACCCTGGCACACAAAGACCAGTGCTGGTGTGATGTCGCTGATTGATTCTTATGCACAAGATGAAACTGGCAAAAGTTTGACATATGTTGGAAATGCTGCTGTTTCAGCATCTTCACCATACAAGAGTGGAGATTATGGAAGTTTTAGTTTTAATAATACAAGTTCATTAAATTATATTAAATTAGCACAATCTTCTGATTGGACTCCTGGAGCAAATTCACCTTATACAATTGAATTTTGGTATAAATCTAATGTTAGTATAGGAACAAATAACCCCATATTAACAACTGCTGGTTGGAGTAGTAATTTTTTAAATAGATGGCAAATTGTATCTAACTCAGACAAAATTGCAATGTGGACATCAAATGGTTCGGGAAATACGTTTGTGGGTGCTACTTCATTAACACCAGGAAAATGGTATCATGTTGCTGTAGTGCAAGATGCATCAAGTAATTGGAAATTATATTTAAATGGAGTGCAAGATGCAAGTGGCACAGATTCTGGATACACAACAGATTCTTATTTAGAAATAGGAGCTAATTCAACTTTAGGATCAACTTATGGTGTGAAAGGAGTTATCGCTGACCTTAGAATTGTAAAAGGTGTGGCACTTTATACTGCTGATTTCACTCCACCTACGGAACCTTTAACACAAACAAATGAAACTGTACTTCTTGCTCAACCAGGAAAAGTTACTAAGCGTAACAATGTTGCTGCACAAGACCCTGAAAAACATTTTAAAGCAGTAACTTATGATGGTAATGGCGGTACTAAAACAGTTACTGGTATTGAGTTTCAACCGGATTTTGTTTGGATAAAATCTAGGAGTAATTCATATGGTCATAATATACATGATGTTATACGAGGACCTGATTCATATCTATCAAGTCACAGCACCGTTGCAGAAAATACAGATTATGCCAATATTTGTGTTTTAAATAGTAATGGATTTGCCCTGAGTTCTTCTAGTTCAGGAAATGTTACAGGAACAACAAATGTAGCCTGGTGCTGGAAGGCAGGAGGTGCTCCAAGTGGAGATGATAAAGGTGTAGTTGATGGTGTAGAAAGAACTATTACTGGAGATGCTAAATTAGATGCTGGTACTATAACCCCAACTAGAATGAGCGTTAATACAAAAGCAGGTTTTAGTATTGTGAAGTATGTCGGAACGGGTAGTGCTGCTACCGTCCCACATGGGCTTAGTTCTGCTCCAGATTTAATAATTGCTAAAAACTTAGACGACACAGCTAATTGGTTAGTTTATCATAAAAGTTTATCCAGCAATATACACTATTTACACCTAGAATTACCAAATTCAGAAGCTTCTAATTCAGCATTTTGGTCTGGTTTTTCTGCTAATACATTTACATTAGGAAACTCAAATCATATTAACGGATTAAGTGACGATATTATCGCTTACTGCTGGCACAGCGTAGCTGGCTTCTCCGCATTCGGAAGCTTTTCTGGTAATAATTCTACAGATGGTCCATTTATTTACACTGGATTTAAACCTGCTTTTTTGATGGTAAAACTTTATACTGGTACTTCTAATGCTGACTATCATAGTTGGGTTATGTATGATAATTCCAGAATAACTAATAATCCAAATCATAGTCCATTATATGCAAACAGAAGTCATGCAGAAGGAAAAAGAGGAAATACTGCTGGAGATTCTGGAGGAGATACACTTTATTTAGATCTTTTAAGTAATGGGTTTAAGTGTAGACAAAACGGTACGGAATTGAATGGCAATGGCGGAGCTAATGACAAATTTATTTACGCAGCATTTGCCGAGCAACCTATTAAATTCAGTAATGCCAGATAACAATTTAATTAAAAAACAATATGCCAGAAATCGTTAAATTATCAAGAGGAACACACAATGAACATGAAACTTTTACCGGTGAAAAAGGTGAAGTTACTTTGATCACTGCTGGAGGTATTACTGATTTACCAACTGGTGAAGTACGTGTTCATGATGGTTTTACTGCTGGTGGAAAGATACTTGTTGCAGCGGCAGCTAATCCATCTACTATAGATTATACGCTAAATATACATGATGGATATAATCTAGCATTAGTTGGTCCTATCAACATTGGCGCAAACGGTACAATCAATATTACTGGTAATCTCAACATAATATAATATGGCTCAATTATTAATTAAAGGTACGAAAGTAGCTGAAGTAGTTGGTGATACAACATCTCTGATTGCAAACACATTATATCATACAAACGGAACACAAATCATATCAGATGATGGTGGTACAGTAGGACTTACCAATGATGTCAACATCAACAATTCATTAGCAAGTGCTACGTTTCCTGCTGGGCATGTGATTCAAGTTGTAGATAATCCAATTACACCTGCTGTTCAAAGTGGTAGTAACAGTTTTTATTCTAATAACATATACGCAACAATAATTTTAAAAAAAGCAAATAGTAAAATAGCATTTTTTCCAGCATCATCTCCACAAATAAATGATAGTGGTGATGCACATTATACAGTACACTGGAGATATCGTGACTCTGGAGGAACTTGGAGTAGTTATGCAGATACATTAAGAATAAGGTTAAAACTTCACGGTCATTCATCTTGGAGAGAATTACCATTAGGCGGTGTTGGATTACATTCACCAAATCAACCCGCAGGTAAAGAACTGGAATATAGAGTTTATTACGTGGTATATGCAGGTACAGTATACGATGCGGATGCTTGGGGTTATGGCACACAAATGCATAATATGACTTTAATGGAGATTGCAGCATGAATCTAAAAAGTCCTGCAATGTTATACAGAGAAGCAGTAGATTTATTAGTAAACAAACAAAATGCACTATTTCAGGTTGTAGATAATCATATAGTTGAATGGTATGAGACTGAACTAGAGCAACCCAGTCAAGAAGAAATTCTATTGAAATATGAAGAATTAAAATTAGCAGAACCTCTTAGATTAATGCGAGAAGAAAGAAATAACAAACTAGCAAAAACAGATTGGGAAATCACTAGAGGATTAGAAAAAGGATTAAATATAGATAGTTTGAAAGCATACCGACAAGCACTTAGAGATTTGCCAGTTACAGCAGAACCACAACTAGATGAAAATGGTAATTTAATTAATATTAATTGGCCAGAGAAACCAGAATAAAATATGCCAACACTAGAAATTAACGGAAAACTTTTCGCAGAACAATCAGGTACAGGTCCAGTAAAACTCAAGATTGATGAGCTTACTGAATCAACAGCAAATGCTGGCATTAGATTGACACATCCTTTGAAGAGTAGTGGTGGTGATGAAATACTTAGTCCTTCAGGTACTGTTAGCAATCTTTCTAAACTTAGTCTAACACCTAGTGCTGCTCCCAGCAATCCAGTACAAGGTGATATGTATTTGGATAGCAGTGATAATAATTTAAAAATTTACACTGGAAGTAGCTGGGTAAACATAGCCAATGTAAATTCAAATATTCTTGTTGACTATTTGGTTGTAGCTGGCGGTGGTGGAGGTTGGAGCAATGGCAGCGGTGGCGGTGGTGGAGGAGGAATGCGTTCTTCTGTAGACTCAACAGGAGGAATTACTCATACACCAGAAAATCAACTAACAGTTTATACATCTACAAATTATATTGTTACAGTAGGCGCTGGAGGTACTAATAACGTATTAAGTAATAATAGTAATGATTCTGTGTTTTCTAGTATAAGAAGTGTAGGCGGAGGTGTTGGTGGTGGGTCTACTGGTGGTTATGGAGGCATAGGTCAATCTGGAGGTTCTGGAGGTGGTGGTGGTAGCGGAACTTCTAGAGGAGGTTTGGGTGGGTCTGGTATAGAAACACAAGGATATGATGGAGGAAGTGGTTATAATGGCAATCATGGAGGTGGCGGTGGCGGTGGTGCTTCTGCAAAAGGAAAACATGGAGGTTCAAATGGAGGCGGAACTGGAGGTAATGGAGGAGATGGTAAAATTAATTCAATCACAGGGTCCAGTGTAGCTTATTCAGGAGGAGGTGGGGGAGGATCACTTAGTACTTCTTATTCTGGAGGAACTGGAGGAAATGGTGGAGGTGGAAGAGGAGCAGGAAGTGCTGGAAATCCAGTATCTGGAACTGTAAACACTGGTGGAGGTGGTGGCGGTGGTTACAATGCAGGCGGATCTGGCAATGCTGCTGCTCCTGGAGGAAAGGGTATAGTAATCATTTCTTACTCAGATACATATCCAGATTTAGTAAGCATAGATGTATCACACACTTGTAGAGGAGCAACAACAGTATCGGGTACAACTACACCTCCGGCACCAAATACATCAAGAGCAGGTTATAAGACATATGAGTTTTTAGATGGTGATGGGGATATTTCATGGTAAGGGATTAAAATGGCATATTACGCAGAATTAGATAATAACAACATAGTAACAAAAGTTAGAACAGGTGCAAGTGAAGAAGTAGTGGATTTGGAACGAATCTATACTGAAAGATTTGGTAAGGTACATAAAAGAACATCTTATAATACTAGAGGTGGAGTACATTACAATCCAGAAACAAATGAACTAAGTGAAGACCAATCCGAAGCATTCAGAAAAAATTATGCTGGTGTTGGATTCACTTATGATGAAACAAGAGATGCTTTTATTCCACCACAACCATATCCTAGTTGGACATTAAACGAACTATCTTGTCTTTGGGAATCACCAATACCATATCCGAATGATGAACAAATATATAATTGGAACGAAGAAACACAAACTTGGGAATCACAGGAATAAATTTAAATGAGCGGAACACTTAAATTAAACGAGCCACTTCCAGCAGATGAACCAGTAGAACCACCAACAGAATAAATACTCTTATGGCAAACGGTATTAAACTTTTAAGAGGCACAGTCCTTGAACATATAAATTATACTGACTTTGAGAATGGTGAGCTTACTGCAATCACTACGGATGCTGGTGTGTCTACTGGTGAACTTAGAATGCACACTGGTGATGGTAGTGAAGGTATTCTGATAAATACTACAGCACCACCAGTTGTAAACAGTAGTGGTAATAATATTATCAGTGAATCTAACGGTAGCGTAAACATCACAGCAAGTCACATAACAGCAACCGGTTCACTATCATTTCCAGGTCTTTCACCAACAGTTGCTTCAATAGCTTTAGGAGGATGAGCATAAATGGCAGAAGCATTTAAAAGAAAATCAGTACACGTAGAATCATCTCAAACAACTTTAGTACCGACTGTTGGAACAAATGCTCAGGTTGTCATCATTGGATTGATTGCATCCAACAAGGATACATCAGACCATGAAATCACAGTTGAAATAGCTGAAGGTGCAAACACATACAGTTATATCACAGGTGCACCGCTTCCCGTAAATAGTTCTCTTGCCCTCATTGAAAACAAGATCGTGTTGATGGAAGGTGATAGTTTGCTTGTAACTGCAGATGCTAACAATGTAGTGGATGTGACGGCAAGTTATCTAGAGATTGCATGATATGGCATACATAGGTAGATACAACTCCTCAAATATCGTAGACCTTAAATCACCAGTATCTGTTGATGGTGTTTCTATCATTGGGTCTGGTGGCACGATCAGCAACGCAACGCTCGACTCTAGCGTGACGTTTCCTGATGGGACTATAATTCAACAAGAATATGTTGAATACGTTACTTATGAAGAATTTACAAACAATACCCCCACAAGCATATCTGGATTTAGTAAAACTATTACATTAAAGAAAACAAATTCTAAGCTCTTTATCTATTTATTTTTAAGTGGTGCAGGTAAAAAGGATAGCAGTACAGCATTGTCTGTTAAAATTACAGAATCAGTGACGAGTCTAGATCAAACAGTGACAGATATTATAGCATTTACAAATTCAACTGCTTACATTAGCGATAGTGCAATGCAATTTTATGTGCATGATCACGGGCAATCTGCAGGGACAACATTAACGTATACACCAAAGTTCCATTCATCAGCTAATTCATCTAAAGCATTTATTAATAATTATTATTCAAGTCCCCAGACAAACACAAAAAGCTATTTACTTCTTCAAGAGGTGTCGTAATGGCTGGATCAATCAAGGTCGCTGGACACACCATCGCACAGCACGACATTGTTAATGATAAAGTAGATATTAAGAACGCAACGCTAGATGAGAACGGACAACTAACCAACGTAGTTTGGCCCACACCACCGGATGCAGTATGAGTAACGCAAGAAATATAGGGAACTTGCCCAACGGTGATGATGCACCTATATTTGGTTGCCGTGCCTGGGTACACTTTGACGGGACAGGCACACCAGCAATATCCGCTTCTGGAAATGTTTCTAGCATCACTGATAACGGAATAGGGGACCATACCGTAAATATGACAACAGCAATGCCTGACGCAAATTATTCAGTATTAGCAACCAATGAATTACACGCTTTTATAACATCGGGCCAAACAACAACCTCGTTTACTGTTATCAGTGAAGCCTTCAGTGGGGCGAGAACTGATTTCGATGATATTTCAGCCGCAGTATTTCGCTAACAACTAAGGAACCAAATGAAACTAGCAATTTTCCCAAATACCGAAGGTACAATCAGTGTGCTAGTACCAGCACCGAACTGTGGGCTTACGTTAGAACAGATCTGTGCGAAAGATGTCCCTACGGGTGTCAAATACAAGATCATCGACAGTAGCGAACTGCCAGCAGACCGGGAGTTTCGCAATGCTTGGGACTACGATTTCACTAATAGCTATGATGGGGTGGGAGCGTGACCAGATCGGTTGAAATTGCAGATGCAGGACATCAGCTTGCTGCGTGGGTGAATTTTAATGGTACGGGAACGGTAGCAATACGGGCCAGCTTCCATGTTTCCAGCATCACCGACAACGGCACAGGAGACTATACCGTGAACTTTGAGAATGCAATGCCGGATAATGATTATGTCGTTACTGCTTGTGGTAGACACTATGATGGAGTAAGTGACTACGGAGTTTTCATCGTAGTTCAGACAAGCGATGGAGATGCTAACGTTGCCACAGATTCGGTGAGAATTACTACCCTTCAGACCAGCACAGCATTACAAGACTCGCCATTTGTTTCTGTCGCAATCTTCCGCTAACAACTAAGGAACCCAATGATTACAATAAATTTAGATAAAGCCAGAGAGATCAAACGTGAATCGCTACGACAAGAACGCAAGCCTTTGTTAGAGGCTCAAGATATACTCTATATGAGAGCGCAGGAAGCCGGAACTGATACAACTGCAATTGTAGCGGAGAAGCAACAACTCAGAGACATCACGATGCTTTGTGATACAGCTACATCCGTTGAAGATTTAAAGGCTATAAACATAGAGACTAGTTAATGGCCTACTTAGGAAAACAACCAGCACTACAATCAAACGAATTTAGAGAAGAATTCAACATCACAAGCACAACAAACACAATCGCCACCAGTGGGTTTGTTGTATCAGGTAAATCTAATTACCTAGATGTATATAAAAATGGTGTTTTACTGGGTTCTGATGACTACACTCTTGGCGCAGATAGAAAGACCATCACACTTGCAAGTAATGTAATTGCTGGTGACATCGTTTTTGTCATAGGTAGAAGAAATCTAACACAAGGTGTGCGTTTCTCAGAGCGCCGCCATGAGCATACAATTGCTAACAACGAGACTACAGTCACGTTTCCATATCCTTTGACTGGTGACAGTACAGATGTTTACCTGAATGGTGTGAAACTTGCTTCAAGTGATTTCAGCATCAACGTTAACACAAAAGTGATATCATTCACACTCAATCCAGTGAACGGTGATGTGGTTGCGATTGTTAGTAGAGAACCAGCTACAAGTAGTTCAACTGTTCTTCCAATTGTAGATAGCAATGGTGGAAGTGTGATAAGTGAGAGTAATGGAAGTGTTGTGGTGAATGCGGGAACGGCAGCCATTGGTAGCAATGCGTTGGTTGTTGATTCCAGTGGGAATGTGGGGATTGGGACGAGTAGTCCAAGTCAAACTTTATCAATTAGAAATGTTGCTGATAATCAAATTAGAGTCGAAAATGGTGCAAGTGCTACACAGTCTTACGAATTTGGTCGGAATGGTTCTACTGGGTTACTAACATTTTACGGGAATCAAACTGGATTCACTGGGTATGTTTTTTCCGGTGTTGATGGTGAAAGAATGCGGATTGATAACAGTGGGAATCTTAAATTTGACTCAGGTTTTGGTTCAGTTGGTACTGCATATGCGTGTAGAGCTTGGATAAGGTTTAATGGAACAGGAACAGTTTCAATTTTGGGAAGTGGGAATGTGTCAAGCCTGACAGATCTAGGAACAGGACATTACGGAGTAAACTTCACCAATGCGATGCCAGATGCAAATTTTTCTACTGTTACTTCTTCTGTTGCTGGTGGTGGAAATGGAGATAAGGGGCCTTATACTTACAGTGAAAGCACAGGATCTGTAAAGGTATACACATATAATACAAATGGTGCTTTAGTTGATAACTCTAATGTTAAAGCAGCAATCTTCCGCTAATGAGAGATTGACGCACTAACCGCAAGAATTGAAGCATTAGAAACAGGAAATTAATATATCAAAAACTCTTAAAGCACAATAGATAAATATAGTATACAATTTTAATATCATTTATAAAGGAAAAATAAATGGCACTTGAGAAGAGAACAATCACAGACAAAGTAGAAGTTGTCGGAGAATTTAATCATGTACAAGTCAGAGAAGCGGTACAGGTCTTGGAAGATGGTCAAGTGATTTCACAAAATTATCATAGATACGTTGTGCCACCTGGAGAAGATGTTTCTAATCGTGATGCAAAAGTTCAAGCAATTGTTGCTGCCGTACATACAGCAGATGTTGTAGCGGCATATCAACAACATGTAGCAGAGCAAGCTGAAGTTACTCCATGAGTAGTAGAATTTATCTAGATCAAATTTATTCAAAAAGTGGTCTTACAAAGATTATAGATACATCTAGCTTTGATAGCAATAACTTTTTTGAATCCAGTAATACTGGATTTAAAGTAAACTATCAAAGTTCTAATGCAGCATTAGAAGTTATACAGTCTGGTACTGGTAATGCTATGACTGTAAATACGGATAAGTTTGTCTTGGATAAAAACGGTAATTTGAATATTGCTGGAAATTTAACATTTCCAAATAGCTATGGAATTAATTTTGGAAACACTACCCTGGATGATTATGAAGAGGGTACTTGGGTTCCAAATGTTTTCCATGTTTCGACCAATGACTCTACATGGCTAACTAAACAAGGATTTTATATCAAAATTGGTAGGCAAGTTACTTTGTGGGGTAGATGTGATTCTGGAAATAGTGGAACATCAGGTTCTGGACTAAGATTAAATGGATTTCCTTTTTCTGCTGCGACTTCTCCAGTATTTGCTCATGCAGTAGGAAGTTTTACATATAATGGAACAGCAGCACATGCAGATAAATGGCAATTGGTAAATGCTTTATATGCAGATTCCTATGGCGATGGCAATCATGTCACGCAAGTCAGCTATATTGGATTTTTCTTAACTTATTACACAGATTAAAAATTAATTTAGATGAACTACAATCTGCAACAATAGATGTTTTAATGGTCTAAACCTCTATTTACAATAGAAATTTGTTCTTCATGGCGTGTATCGTAAACATTCAGTTCAATAATTTTAAAACCGAGAATATGATAGGACCAATAGATTCCTCTATGGTCCCCCTTCAATCTCAATGATATTGAATTTTCATAAACTAGAAAATTTCCCCAAGAACCCGTCCATTTTAAAAATTCTATTTCCCATGCCCAATTTTCAGATAGTTTCTCCACAAAAAAAAGTTTAAGTTCTTTTCCGAATAGTTTCAAGCAACCTCTTTGATTCTAAAGTTTTGGTATTTCCTACGAACAAACGAATCTTTTTTCTCAGAAACTCTCTCAACAATTTGTAGCTTACTGGTTGATGGCATTTTCTTAGCCCATTCTGTCATGAACTTTGATGCATCATGATCTTCTTCCAAATACATATAATGAATGTCAATGTATGAATACTCTGTAAAATCATTTTGAGTCAAACCAAGTTCTGTTAATGTATCACGGTCAACTCTCAACCATCCATGTGCAGGGTCACTGAAGAAATAAAATTTAGATTTCATAATTATCCTCTATTATCAAAATAGTCAAAGAATACATCTGATGGAGAACGTTTAATTGTACTCTGACCAGATGAAGGTCTTTTATAAACATATCCTATTAAGTCACCATTTGGATGTTCCACAACATGCAGGTCATCATAAATTGCTACATTACCTCTTGAAATAGAAGCCGTGCCTTTTGACAAATAATTTTTAAGAGTTTCAATAAACATAGAAACTTTGATAAGCCGTTTAGTTCCAAACAATTGATCCAACACATCATCAGTTATTTTATGCTCATATAAATTTTCAAGAAAGTTTAGTTCATCTCTCAAAATCATTTGCGCATTCATATGTCCGGAACCTCAAGAACTGTTTCTAATATGGCTAATACGGTAAAAGTTACTATCATGAAAAATAACCAGAGTACTAAATTTTTACCATCTTTCATATCAAATCATACCTGCGATACTAATTGCAAAAACAGTGTTGAATAAAATAAATCCAGTAATTGCCACAATAACATCAAATTCTTTCATTCTTCTTCTTCCTCTAATTTATTGAAACCAATGTAAGCTAAACCAAAGATTATGAATGAACTTGTCAAAATCATTGGTAGAAAGATTAAAACCCAGGGTGCTGTTATTAACCCGATAAGTTTAAGTGCTGAGAGTAAAAACGTTACACCCCATATCATGAAAACTCCGTTTGTTAGAATTAGTATCCCAATGCTCTTCCCCAAGCACGGATGTTTCTCCATTCGTTTTTAGGGATTGCATGACAAACAGCATCTTCTATAGTTTGCGCAAGAACTTTCTCATCGTTGTCCTTGATTCTTGCGTAACGAATAGTTTCAACGCCTTTGAGATGCGGCTTTTCTGATTCAATGTAGGAATACAAATCAAAATCCGCTGTAACAGGCATACATGCATTTTGGCCAGGCAAACAAACAAACGCTACCATGCGCCATACATATTTAGCAAGAGAGTCTACACCACTCTCACCTTTTGGCTTTGAGGCACGTAGCGCACCATTCTTTTTAACAATCTTGTTGACAACTTCTTGTGCAATGGAGAGTTCCTTGCCACTCAGTTTTTGGGAAAGTGCATTGTGAACTTGGGAAAGATTTACGTTTGCCATGACGATTCTCCTTGAGAAGTTATTTAATCAATCAACAGAAGATAGTATACACTAGGATAATCAAAATGTCAAGTAAAAAAATGACTACCATTCTTTTTTATCTCCCATCCACTCATTGTATGCATAACCAGCATGGTATGCTTCAATTTGCTCTGGGGTCATATCTGCTTCAAAGATTTGAGTTCCTCTGATTTTGGAGCCGCCTTCCCAATAATTTGGGGATTCTGGTCGGTAGTAGTAGCTATCACATGTACCAACATCAAATGGTGAACCATGAGATTGGTCATACTTTTCTTTGAGTGCTTGCATCTGCTGATGTTGGTCTTGAGAGATTTTGCGAATCATCATAACGTTCTCCTTTTGGATTAGGAATCACTCACTCAATGATCAGATCATAGCAGATGCGGGAGAAATGTCAAGGGGAAAATCGGATTATTTCTGTAAAAATCCGTTCATTCAGAAGTGTCAGGATGACTATCTATTTTTTTTCTTATACGTTCTAATTCAAGCTTATCTTCTACTGCTGATAATCTATTATTTAAAATTTCTATTTTTTCATCTGTAGACAAATAAGCATTTTCAAAATCTACTAATGAAAAATAATCCCTCAGTAAATTTTCCTTTCTTTCTAAATTAAAATATACATTAATATTTCCTGCTAAGTTTTTATCATGATAATTAATACTGTATATTTCAACATTAAGATGTTCATGATTACAAAATATTTTATCTAATTTATTGTTTATTAATTTTGTAGCAGAATCTATTAATAAGTGGTAACATGTTGATTTAATCAATCTTTGCGGAGGTGTAACATTATTCCATTTTAATTCAAGGATACGCATATACTCACTCATACTCCTAAAATCAACTTTATTGACAACATCATTAATCATAAGAATATATAAAGACTTATAATCATATTCATGCTGTTCTATAACTTTTTTAATTGTTTTTAGGTGAGTATATTCGTTTTTCATATTAATGATTAATACGTTCACATGATAGGGTATTTTTCATCATACCATTTTCATAATTGCCAGGCCAGCAAAAATGATTATGTGTGCAAGATGCCGCAAATAAAGAAATAGCAAAAACAACAAACAAAGTCCTCATATTAAACTCCATAATATTAATTATATAATTTAGCATATAATGTTCTATATTTTATTATATTTTAAAATTAAAAGATTGATTAAATCAATAGCCTTTTCTAATTCTTTAGAATTTTTATTTGTATAAGAATAGTAATATATATAATCAAGTACTTGTCTTACTGTATCATCCTCTTCATGTTTTAATATTTCAAGAAATGCATCATACACTCCAAAATATCTATAATCCGGGTGTCTATGATCATAAATCGGATTATCTATTTCACGTTTCAAATACCAGATAGCTTTTTTTAAATCTTCTACACCATTCTTATATTTGTGTCTATATACATACTTAAATGCATTACCCAATCCAAATGACATGTTCTCAACAATAACAATTGCTTCCACACCAGAAGGATGAGAATTGTAATGCTCTGGATGATCCACTAATTCTTTCATGAAAAAACTCTATATTTTTTACCATCAATAATTTCAATTCTGCGAAAACATATTGAAGATGATTGTCTGATATTTTCAGTAGCACCGCCTGTTTCTAAAAACTTAACTTGCCCGGCTTTTAATTCTGCATTATGTTGACTAGAACCGGCTTTTGATTTGTTTGACATTATATAATCTCATTAATTATGTTAATAAATTAAAGGTACTCTGCACCTGTCCATTTTGTTTTGTACTCACCAAAAATATTTCCTCTTGCCTTATTTTTTGCAGGACTTGCCCAACTTGCTGCCATCAGAATGTCACCTCTTTTGAATTTAGTACCGTCTTCCAATACAACAAAAGAATGAACAGTTTCTTGACCATTACCAATAGTTGTAGTCACTTTGGCATATTTCTTACCATATGTAATATCAATACCTTTCTCAAACTTTTCAATCATCTGACTTCTGATTTCTGCTTCTGTTCTGGTTGCTCTCAGGTTCCTTCCCCATGATGAAAATACTTTATAGTCTGCTATGATTGCTTGAAGATAAATGGCAATTGCATTTTCAAAATTTTCCATGATACCTCTAAGGTTTGAGTTGGGTCAATCAAACTATAGAAATAAGTATATCAGACTTGAAAGAAATGTCAAGTTATTTTTTTAATTTTTTATGTAATTTTTGATGTGTAAACCATGCATCGGCATTAAAACTTTTGTCACAAACATATATATCAAAGTGTGGTTTTCCTCCAACAGTTACACTTGTGTGCTTACATCCCCATTCTTTTATTTGTTTATTTGTCAATTCAGTCCAGTCTATACCACTTCTGGCTCCTCTTGCAGTCCAATAATGTATCTCATGACCTTCATCATATAAAGAATTTAAATACATAATCCGTTCATATATTGGCTTATGATTCGGATAGTCTTTGGAACCATCTGCCATTTTAACTTCTTCACAAATGGTTCCATCTATGTCTACGTATATAATCATACGGCTCTTTCACGATAATTTTTGATTGCGGCTTTAATAGCATCTTCTGCTAAAACAGAACAATGAATTTTAACGGGAGGTAGAGAGAGTTCTTCAACTATTTCAGTATTTTTTATTTCAAGTGCCTCATCTATTGTTTTTCCTTTTACCCATTCAGTTGCTAAACTGGAACTAGCAATTGCACTTCCACAACCAAATGTTTTAAATTTAGCGTCAACTATTCTATCGTTTTCTACTTTGATTTGTAGTTTCATTACATCACCACATTCAGGTGCGCCTACTAATCCTGTACCAATATTTTCATCATCTTTAGAAAAACTTCCTACATTTTTTGGGTCATTATAATGGTCCAAGACTTCTTTGCTGTATGACATATTATTCAATTCCTAATTTAAAATTAGAATTTAACGGTTGAAAAGATTCTCCACAACCACATTGTCCTGAATTAGTTAAAAAAACAAACCCTTGTTCAATTAAATTATCATCCTTATAATCTATAGTAATAGAACCTATAACGTTTGTCAATAGTTCTTTATCAATGATTATTCTACCACCTTCAAATGTAACATCATTGAGTTTGAGGTCATTAGTTGATTCAAGTGTCCATCTCCATCCCGAACATCCTCCTGGATTTGCTCCAACTCTTATAAATTTTTCATCTGCTTCATAAAATATATTTTTTGCTTTTTCTGTAATAGAAATTGTAAAATCTTTATCTCCAATAATCAATTTTACCTCTTAGCGATGATGTAAAACATATCTGACTACATTATATTTTATATTAAAATTATCTGCACTTTCTTTTTCTTCTTTATATTTTTCAGAATCCAATCCTTCAGTTGTCATACCTCCTTGTTTGATTTATTGTTATCACTAAATCCATAAATTACAATAGTATTTACCAAACAACAAAAGTCCATTATCAACTCTTTTTCTCTTTTCTGTGCTTAATAATATAATGTTATCTTCCTTCACTTTTTCAAATGCATAAATCATTTCATCCAAAACATAGTGCCATCTTTTTTCTAAAAATTCTATATCAGTGTCATTAACTGGAGAATCATCTTCTAATTTTAATTCTTCAGGTACATCATCACTTGATACAAATGGAACAGAATATACATTATCCTTTCTTAACTTAACAAGTGCTGGATGAATAACCTGAGAAAGTTTATAATCTAAACTATATATATCATCTCCATCTATTTTTACATAATCAAAACGTGTACGTTGCCAAACCCAATTGACAACTGTACACAATTTATCATTAATACTAAAAAGAATATCATAAGTTCTTTTACTAATTTTTCCGCTTTCTTCTGCATCTACAAGCCAATCATAAAAAAAATGCAAGTAACTACGATAACCACACAAATAAACTTTCATGATATTTTCCTTTTAATAATCAACTTTCTAATACACCCAAAACTTCATAATTTAAATTAACAGATTTTAAATTTTTAGGATCAACTACTAAAACCATTCCTAAACCACAATTAAATGTGCTTCTCATTTCATCATTTGTTAATGATGTTTTTTCTTGTAACCAACTAAACAATTCTTCATGTGCAAAATAAATTTTTGATTCTGATTTCCAGTTTATAGAATGTTTAGATGAAATACTTCTATTAATATTATTCCAACCACCTCCAGTAATGTGAGCAACTGCTTTAATATCTACTAATTTTTTTCTAAATTCATCTAAATCATTTTTATATATTTTAGTTGGTTTTAACAAATTATTTAACAGTTCTTCTGTTATTTTAATTTTATAGTCATCTTTTAGTAATTTGTTTATTAAACTAAAACCATTACTATGAAGACCGGTACTATAAAGTCCAATTAAAATATCATTCTTTTTAATTTTCTTTGTATTTTCATCTAATTTTGTACCTACTCCAAATCCACAAACATCAAAGTTTTTATTTGTTTTAAACATTTCTGGTAATTCAGCAGTTTCACCTCCTACTAATTTTACATTTATATTTTTACAAGCACTATCTATACCTGCTATTACTTCCAGATAAAAAGATTCATTTAACTCACCTGTTGCAAAATAATCCATAAAAAAAAGAGGTTCTGCATTTTCACATAAAATATCATTCATTACCATAGCTACACAATCTTCTCCAATTGAATTCATTGGACGTTGATAAACTTCTTTAGCATATTTTGCAAGTAATACTTTTGTACCTACCCCATCACAACTCATAACAAGACTACCATTTGACCATTGCGGAAGAACACACGTAGCTGAAAATTTACCAATTTGGTCTGAATAAGTTTTTATTTTATCTACAAGATTATTTGCCAAATTTACATCAACTCCAGCATCTTTATAATTCATAATTACCTTAATAAGAATTTATCTATTATTATATAACCATCTTTACTTTTGTGATGACTTTCAAAAGCACGTTCTGGATGAGGCATTAATCCAAGAACATTACCTTTATTGTTGTATATGCCAGCTATAGCATGTAGACTTCCGTTTGGATTGAGTGGTTTGTAGCGCCAAGCTACTTCAAAATTAAAATGATCATTTTTATTACAATAAAACTGTCCGTCTCCATGTGCAATTGGTACAGTAATGTTTTTTAGATGATTATCATATAATTCAACTTCTTTGCATATGAATTTTAAAGTATTATTTTTTCTCAGTGTGCCGGTTAATATCTTTCTCTCACATAGAATCTGAAATCCATTACATATTCCTAAAACTTTTCTACCATCATTGGCATATTTTTCAATATCATTCATTGCTGGACTTAAACTTGCAAGAATACCGGCACGTAAATAATCTCCATAACTAAATCCACCTGGTAAAACATACATATCTAATTTTGGAACAGAACTTTCTTTGTGCCAAATTGTAGATACTTGGAATTCCTTATAAGTCTTTAAAAATCTAATAGTTTCTTGCTCACAATTGGAACCAGGAAATATAACAACTCCAACCTTATACATTAATCCTCCATTAAACCAATTGCTCCAAATACTGGAGTAGGTAATATATTTTGTCCTGATGTTTCATTATAGAAACTCACATTGCCGCTGACAACAGGAAAGTCCAGTTTCTCACAGATTCTAGCCATTGCATCTATAGTTTCTTTAAACTCAAACATAATCTCAGGGTTCTCAGGATTGCCGAAATTCAAACAATTTGTTAATGCTATAGGTTTAGCACCAATAGAAACTAATTTATCATAAACTGAAACTATACAATTCTCTGCTCCTTGGTCTGGATTAATATAACTCTGATATGGAAAGCTATCAGTATAAATTGCAATTTGTTTATCTTTACCTCTGGCATCTTTTCTAGGTATTCTGACAATAGCTACATCATCTCTAATACCCTTTATTGTATTACCTTGAACTTCACTATCATATTGAGAATGAATTAATTCTGAACTATAAAAATAATTCTCCTGTGCTTCTTCTCTTTCAAATATTGGTTTCCAGGGTCTTTCCATTTCTGGATATTCTAAAGCACTAAGCGGAAAATTACAACAAACATTACCATCCTTATACACTGTAAAATTTCCATCTTCTGTTGTATGACCAATTTCTACACAATCCAAATCCCATTTATCAAAAATAGCTTTAGCTTCTTCTATTCCCCGATCGTGCAAAACAAACAACATTCTTTCCTGAGATTCACTGAGTAAAATCTCCCAAGCTTCCATACCTGTTTCTCTTAACGGAACTTTATCTAGATTTAATTCTATACCACATGTTCCTTTAAATAATGCAGAGCCTCCTTTTATACCTATTTCAGTAGAAGAACTGGTAAGTCCTGCTGCTCCCATATCTTGTGCGGCAATCACATGTTCTGTTTTTGCTAGTTCAAGACAGGCTTCTATTAACAACTTTTCTAGATATGGATCTCCCACTTGTACAGTAGGGCGTAAATCTACACCATCTGTGAAACTATCACTTGCCATTACTGCTCCGCCAATACCATCTCTTCCTGTCTTAGCACCGACATATAATAATCTTCCCGGATTTTTGGCTACACTTTTTATAATACGTTCTCTAGTATGACCAATTGCCATTGCATTTACTAGTGGATTTTTTTCATATCTTTCATTAAACTTTATTTTACTACTGACAGTGGGTACACCTACACAATTTCCATAGTGTGTTAATCCTGCAATCACTCCATCCATAACACGTTTACTATCATCAGAAAATGCAGGGTCTCCGAAAAATAAATTATTGGTAAGTGCAATAGGTCTAAATCCCATTGTAAAGATATCACGTAGAATACCACCAACTCCGGTTGCTGCACCTTGAAATGGTTCAATATAACTTGGGTGATTATGTGACTCCATTTTAAATGCGACTTTATCAGTGCCACCAATACTAATTACTCCAGCGTTTTCACCAGGACTTGAAAAAACATATTTGTTATCTGTGTATAATCTACGTAAATGAGGCTTGCTTGTTTTATAACTGCAATGTTCACTCCACATTGCATCAAAAACGGATTCTTCTGTATGATTCGGTTTTCTATTTAATCTTTTTTCAATTTCAATTAGTTCATCTTTAGTCAACATATTTTACTTCATAATCATAGAGTAATTCGTTTACAAAAAGTTTTTTAGCAATATCATCAACGTCAGCATCATTCTCTATTTCTAGATAATAAATCTCCCCTACGGAAATGTGAGTGATTTTTAAATCTTTTCCTACGGAGTTCAGTATTGTTTCCCCTTCTACGTCTTTGATTCCACTCCGAAGCTTTGTTTGAATTGCCACTTTTTTCATTTTTGCCTATGTCCTTTCTGTAGATCATATTATCAAAATTGATTTTATTCACTGCATTATACACGTTTTCTCTAGCTTTGTCAAGTGTTTTTTCAAATGTTGTTACATTTAATACTCTTCCACCATTTGTTTTGTATTTTTGAGATTGTTCATCAAATACGGTTCCCGCGTGAAATACTTGAACACTATTATCAATTTTATCTAAACCTTCAATGCAATAACCATGTTCATATTTTTGAGGATATCCTTGTGAACATAAAGAAACTGTAATAGCATATCCTTCATGAAATTTTGGGTCGGGTAAATTATCTAATGTTCCTTCAGAAATTGCCTTTAAATACGGAGCTAAGTCATCTTTCATAAGCATCATTAGTACTTGACATTCAGGGTCTCCAAATCTAACATTATATTCTAAGACAAAAGGACCATTTTCATTTATCATTAATCCTATATATAATATTCCTTTATATCTACAACCTTCTAAACGCATTCCATTTAATGTAGGTTTTATAATAGTATCTTCTATTCTTTTTTTCATTTTATCAGTGACAAGTGGATGTGGAGCAATAGCACCCATTCCGCCTGTATTTGGTCCTTCATCACCATCATTTATTCTTTTATAATCTTTACAAAATGGTAATATTTTATAGCTATCTCCGTCTGACATGACAAAACAACTTGCTTCAAAACCAAATACATAGTCTTCAAATAATACTTTATTAGAAGAAGATTTAAAAATATTATTAATAAAGATAGGTGGAATATTCCTCCAAGCTTCTTCTTGAGTTCTTGCAATTACTACTCCCTTTCCTCCACAAAGTCCATCTTCTTTTATTACTACTGGATAATATGGATTTTCTAAATCTAGTGGTTTAATACTTATAATTTTGTGGGAACGATTATTACGCATGATATCAAGGTCAAGCAACGCTTGATTCATACCATCAGGATTTCTAGTATACGTCATCCATCTTGCAGTGGGTATATCCCATCGTTGCATAAACTGTTTGGCCCACAATTTACTAGATTCTAATCTAGCCGCAAGCATACTAGGCGCAACTATTCTTATGAAACCATGTCTATCGGCAATACCATCTGCAATAGGTCCTTCAGGACCTACGACAGTTAATTCTTGCAAATCATTTACAATTTCATGACAATGTTTTGTTAATTTCCATTTTATTGCAGATTCTCTGCCACCATTTCCTACAATTTTTACTCTCACATTACAATCTCATATGTATATTAAAATATATTATTATCAACTACAGTAACATTTCCATCTTCATAATAAGTATTAAATTCAGAATTAATAATGTCTATATCTTTTTCTTGCTTTACTCTTTCGGAAATTAATTTTTGATGAAGTGTAGTATTGTTTAGTGCTAATATTTGAAGAGATAAAAGAGCCGCATTTTTAGAATTGTTAATCGCTACTGTTGCGACAGGCACACCTCTTGGCATTTGCACAATAGATAATAAACTATCCAATCCTTCAGCAGTAGAGGTTCTTACTGGAACACCGATTACAGGAATTGTAGTTAATGCAGCAAACATTCCTGGTAAATGTGCTGCTCCACCAGCACCGGCAATAATTACTTTAAATCCATTTTGAATAGCATTTTTAGCATATGTAGCCATTTTCAAAGGTGTTCTATGTGCGGATAGAATTTTTTTTTCGTGGGGAATATTATATTCTTGGAGTGTGTCACATGCGGGTTTCATGATATCCCAATCACTTTTACTTCCCATAACAACACTAACAATCGGATTTAACATGTCATTTCCTTTCAATTAAAAATCTTCAACTATAAAAGAAGATTAACATTTATAAAAAATTACAATCTCATAAAAAATACATTGATATTTTTTTATATAAATTAAGCGGCTAATAAATTATAAGAAGTCAAGTATTATTTTTTATACTCTGGCAAATCTTTATGTTTAGTAGATGCAAATTTCTTTGCATCTTTCATAGACATACCTTTAGCTATCTTTTTTACTTCATCAGAAGCATCTTTCATTCGGCCTTTTTTATAGGCGTATACCATACCCATTAGTCTTTGTTGACTTTTAGATAAGGATTTCTCTAGGATAACTTCCCAGAATTCACTGTATCGTTTCATTTATCTTTTTTATCATCATCTTTTTTATCTTCTTCTTTGTCATCTGCAGCTTTCTCCATAGATTCTTCTTTATCACCATCTTTATCTATATCAAGAAAATCTGGTTTCTTTTTCTTGGCGGCTTCTGTGATTTGGTCTAAAAATAGTTTAAATGACTTCATGTTCTGTTAGATTAAAGTTAAAATATAATTTATATATATTTAGCAGGTTTATTAGTTGACCTGTATAGGAATTAATTTTAGTCCAATGATATCAGCTAGTCCAGCTGTATCTTCATTACTAAGTGCAATTGCATTTCTATTTCCCAAAACATAACGATATGAATCCATAGTTGTTGCTTTAACTTCAACTTGTTCTAGTTGTCCTCTGGCAATCTTTTCTTCTATTTTTCTTTTAAGAAGATGTGGAGGTAAAACGGATATTTCACGTACTACCGAATCTAATAAAGTTGAATCTTTACCATATAAAACAATGACTAAAGTTGTTTGAACACCTTGAATAGTATCTGTTCTACCTTCCAAAAAATACATAAGTTCTTCACCCTCAACTTGTGTTAGTTTATTCTGAGGATGAACGGCTATAGAATTTTGAGCTTGTATAGTTGTAGTTGTTAATAAAAAAGCTACTGCTAAATTAAAAAACGTAAGTAATAGAGACCGCATAGATATCCCAGTATTCCTTTAGATTATTTGTAATTGCTCTTCTGTTTTCTTTCCACGTTAATTGATGTGTGCCGTTAGAATTACCATACTGACCTTTAAGAATCAAATTATCAAGATAGTCATAAGAAACACCAGCCCCCCTATGAGTTTCTTCTTCGGTATCTTCTATGTTATCAAATCCGTAATTTGCCCATAATTTATATTTATAAGTACGATATTGAACCATTGTATTCCAAAACTGTTGTTTGGATGTAGGTAATCTAAATCCGTAAAACTGTTGCATTAAATCATTTGCAGTTCCATCAGCTTGTCTTAATCTATCTATTTTTTCTACAGTAAAAATATAATTATCCCAATAGTATTCTGCAGCATTGTATCTGTAAATATAATTTAAATCAACTTCTTTATATGTTTTTTGACTATCTGGTATAAATGGATTTAAACTATAGAATTCTGGAGTTACAAAGAAGTCAGCAGTGATACTACTTTCTATTTGACGATATCTAAAACTACGATAATTTGCTTCTAATTGATATCCATAATTAACATTCTGTTGTACTGGTTCCATACCAACAAAATCTTGTACGTAATCTTCTTTCGGTCTTAAATCAGTATTTTTACCAGTTAAATATTCTAACTCTAAACAGAGTCCTCCAATGTGATATCTACCAAATAAAGAATGTCCATCAATTGATGTTAAAAGTTTTCTTGAATTTTGCCATACCATATTTGTTGGATAATATTGTAGAACAAATGGTCTTTCTGGTGCAAACTTTGTATCACTCCAAAATCCAAAAGGAACACTCAATCTACCAACTCGGTATCCACCACCAAAATCTCTATTCTTAAAATCTGCTTGTACAAATGAATAGTTAAAGTCTAAGTATCTTTCATCATCATATGCAGTTTCAAAAGCAAACAATGAATTCCAATGTAAGTTTTTTGTTATACCTACATTTAGTTGTAAACCAGCTTCTATATTTGTATATTCTTCTGGTACTTTGTTTTCTGATGTTTCTACATAGCTAGTAGTTAACCATGAACGTGTATTTAAACGCAATTCAGCGTACAATAAACTGTACACTAAACAAAAGATTAGTGTGAGTATAATTTTTTTCATTAGGGATTTTTAGGGAGAATTTTAGATAGTTTGGAATATGCGTCAGAAATGCTAAAAGTATTTGTTTCTATACTTTTTTCTGCGGTATTTAATCTACTGGAAACTTTCATGATCTTGTCTTCTATGACAATCATAGATTCTTTCATAGAATCCACATTGCCTTCCATGATAAACAATTGTTTTTCAACACCTCTATTGTTAACCAACATTTCAGACACTTGGGTTTTCAATAATGGCACGGAATCCAGTTTAGTTTGCATATCATATAACGAATTCCAAACAGAACCTAAACCCCCGGCAAAAACAACTCCAAGTATCGCACCTACATATTTTGAAACATTTGATTTTTTAACCGTATTACCATCCAACTCTTCTATCTTATCATGAATATGATCTAACAATTTTTCATGATTATTCTTCTCTCTATCTATAATTGACCCGACTTTAGGAAGAATAACTTTGTAAAAAAAAGTTTCAAACTCACGATTTAAATGTTCATCGTCAAATACTCTTTTACTAATATCAGTTACTTCTCTTTCAAAAGACCTTAACTTGATATCTAGTTCGTTTTGTTTTTCAAGTATCTTAACTTCATGTTTAGATAACCACTCATAAAATTGTTCTCTTGATAATTCGGACATTTTAAAATGGTTAAAAAAGTTAGTTAATAGAGTGTATATCTATTTATCTTTTAAAACTTTTTTAGCATAATCCGTTAAAATCTCAACAATTAAATCATTTAATTTTATATCTCTTTTGTGTGCTTCTAACGCTAATTCTATGAATGTATCGGTAGGTATATCAATAGTCACTAGTTCATCCTGTTCTTCCATATTAACATTCCTTTAATTTCTGTACAATATATTTCATTAATGTTGTTTCTTTCGCATGAGCCCGCATTGATAATTCTAATACTAATTTTTCTGGTAGGTCTAATATAATCATACAAGTTTCTTCTTCTTGCGTATATACTCCGCCTTCTTTATCAATCTTTTCAAAAATATTAACATTAGGATTATTTTGTAATTCAGAAATAATATTTGCATTAATATAATCCGCTGCAGAATCAACATATGTTTCTCCGCCTGAATTAATTTCTTGTAATAAATTTTTAATATCTCTAAGTTCTTCTAACGCAGACATACTTGTTCCCATATATTGTTAAGTCTCCATCATTTCCATATATATATCCAATACATCTTTATGTATCGGAAATGAATTTCCATTTTCTTCCACTATTACATATACACTGTCATTTTCATCATCAATATCTTCTTTATCTATATCTTCATAGTCCTCTTCATATAAATGAAATAAATCATTTAATTTATTTTCCATAGAATCTATATCATTATTACTTAAAGTAAGTAGCATTTCTAATTCAGAACCATCAGAATAAACTATTTTTTCTTTTATTTTTACTCCATCATATTCACCAGTCCATTTAATTGGTGCTACCGATTTAGAAAATTGAAAAATTTTAGAATTATTCATATTTTTTTTTCTTGTGTTGGTTAAAAGTGTTCATTACAGAGAAACTATTTAAAATTCCAAAATCATCTACATTTAATAATTTTAAAGTGTTTTTGCTAATATTTTTTTTTACAATTTCTTCGGGAAAAATAAAACATTCATTATTTTTTGAAATTATTTGTACTTCATTTTGTTCTAAATTAGAAGAGTAACGAATACTAACATTGACTTTTATATCGGAATCGTGTATAATAAATGGTTTCATATTTCTTTATTTTATTTTAGTAAGCTAATTTAAGTTTACATTCTATTTATAGAATACCACAAAAGTTTGAAAAAATCAAGTATTTTTTCAAACATAAATATAAGTAGTTCAAAATATTAAATAAATTAGGAGAATTCATGTCAGCGCCTTCATTACTAAGTATTAACAATGGGGATTTAGATAATAATTTTTCTCAAGTAAATCGTTTTGAGATGGTATTTTCTATTCTCCCAAATGTTACATATACGTTAAACGAGGTGAATTTACCTGGATTATCAATAAGCAATCCAATAGTTCCAACTATACTAAATCCAACTTATCATGGAGCCGATTCAGCTACTTTTGATCAATTAAATATTAATTTTTTAGTGCAGGAAGATTTTGCTAATTATTTTGAAATACATGATTGGATAAGAGCAATTTCATTTCCTGATAGTTTTAATGATAGAAAAGATTTAGAAAGATTTGAAGGTGTTGATAGTTATGGATTTTTGACTATTAATGATAGTTATAACCTACCTTTATATAGATTTCATTTCTATAATGTAATACCCAATACATTAACTGGTTTGAATTTGATGGCTGCGGATGCTAATGAACTACTTGCTTCAGCTTCTTTTAATTATACAATTTACAGAAGGGAAGTTGTCAAAAAATAATTTTGTTTTTGGAGTTAATATGATTACCCATGAATTGATTTCTTCCGAATGGAACAACGACTATCCAAAATATGAAGATATTACAAAGAATTTATCTAATTTAGATGAGATTACATTAAGCGTTGAAAATAAGTACAACAAATACTCTGATTTCTATTACGAAGCTTGTAAAGAACTTTATGGTTTACAAAAAAAACAAGAACAAATGGAAAAAGTATTAAAATTATATTATTCAAAAAAACCTATGTCTGATGATGATATTGAGAAATATCAATTAGAAGCGTTACAAATTTCGTATACTAAACCTGAAATTGATATGATGGTACGTTCTGATAGTAGAATTCTTGATATTAAAACTAAAATAAAAATGAAAGAATTAACTATTGAAAAAATTAGAACATGTATGAAATTCATTACAGATTGGAAATGGAATTTTAGTAAATTTATAGATTTGTATAAAATTAAAAATGGAATAATTTGAGAGTATAATGGAAAAAATAAATGTAAATTTTTTAAATCATAGTGATTGTAGATTAATTTGTTCTCCAAGCGTAATGAATGAATTGAGTGATGTTTTCTCATATTTTATACCAAGTGCAAGATATCATCCTAAATTTAAAGCTAAAAAATGGGATGGTAAAATACGCTTAGTAAATATGCGAACAAAAACTATTCCTTATGGGTTAATTCACCGTTTAAAAAATTATTGTAAGATTAAAGAATATGAATTTGAATCTGAATTTTCTTTAGAACCTGTAGATTTTAGTGAAGAAAATGCTATAGAATTTATTGAAAATTTACAAATGCCATTTGAAGTTAGAGACTATCAGATTCAGGCATTTGTTCATGCTGTTCAGAAACAACGGTCCATTTTAGTCTCACCTACTGGTAGTGGTAAGTCTGCTATTATATATTTGCTCATGCGTTTATTCTACGAGTTAGACCGTAGGGTTTTGATGATTGTACCTACTGTTAATCTTGTAACTCAGATGAGATCTGATTTTGAGGAATATGCAATTAATATAGATAAATTATCTGTTCAAGAGGTATATGCAGGTAGGACTAAAGAAGTTTCTTCACCAATCATGATTTCAACTTGGCAAAGTCTGCAGAATCTTGAGCGAGATTGGTTTGACCAATTTGACACCGTTGTTATTGATGAAACTCATTTAGCTACTGGAAATACACTTCAGAAAATTCTAAACTACTGTAATCATGCAGATTTCCGAGTGGGACTTACCGGAACTTTGACTGGAGAAAAGATTCATGAGATGTTACTTATTGGTGCAATTGGTGAACCAAAGAAGATTATAACCACCAGTGAGTTGATTGATAATGAAATGTTAAGTGATTTAAAAATCAAATGTTTGATATTAAATCATAAAAATTCTCCACCAAAAATGAACTATCAAGAAGAGATTGCCTACTTGATCTCTCACCAGAAAAGAAATGATTTTATTATTAATTTAGCAAAATCTTTGAAAGGCAACACTCTGATTTTGTTTAATTATGTTGAAAATCATGGAGTTATTTTGTATGAGCAAATCACAGAAGAGATTGAAGATAAAAATATATTTTTCATGAGCGGTGAAACAAAGGCAGAATTACGTGAGAACATTCGCCAACACGTTAGAAACAACCATTCCGATAATATCATTTTAGCAAGTAGCGGTGTATTTTCAACAGGAGTGAATATACCGGCATTACATAATGTAATATTTTCCTCACCAACAAAATCTAAAATTAGAGTGCTACAGTCTGTTGGTAGAATTTTGCGAAAACATGATTCTAAAAATGTTGCGACCGTCTATGACATAGCGGACAAATTATATACAACGAAGAAAAATTATGTTTTTACTCACTTTGAAGAAAGATACAAGTATTACATTGAAGAAGATTTTGATGTTAAGTACTATGAATTTAATTTAAAGACTTGACATTCTGTCAATTTTAAGATATAATATATTTGTTTGATAAAAGAATTAAAAAAAACAAATTAAGGAGATTTTCTAATGGCTAAAGCTAATTTTGTAGATAAGAAAAAATTTTATGAACATCTGTTGAGTAGATATGATACTGTATTAAAAGTAAAAGCGAAGCAAAAGAAATATTATAACATGATTGAAAAAGCTAATGGAGATGCTGCAGACAAAGTTATATTAAATCAGAAAGTTAAAGAATTATTACATCGTATTCCTATTGATGATTTTATTGGAAGTTGTATCTTAAAAATATGTAAAAATCTCATTCGTAAAAAAGGTTTTATTGAATATAGCCAAACTCACAGTGAAGATATGATTGGTGATGCGATAGAAAATTGTATTCTTTACATATCTTCATTTGACCCTCGCAAATCTTCAGAACCGTTTTCATATTTTACACAAGTTGCTACATGGGCTTTTGTCAGAAGAATTGAAAAAGAAAAAAGAGAAATTTATTTTAAATTAAGATCTTTACATAATATGGATGGACTAATTGACAGTTCATTTCAAGCGGAATATGATGATACTTATGATGGTAAAATTATGAGTGATGATTGGTTAATCCATACACGCAATTATGTAAATGAATATGAAGATAAAATGGAAAAGAAAAGAAATCGACAACGTAAGAAAAAAGAAAGAAAAAATTTAACAGATATGTTTGAAAAGGTGGAGGAAATAAATGAATGAGTGGGTGGCATTAATTACAGACCAACATTTTGGTGTAAGAAATAATTCACAAACGTTTTTAGATTATTATTTTAAATTTTATGATGATGTATTTTTTCCAGCATTAGAAGAATATGATGTTTTAGATATTATAGACCTTGGTGATACTTTTGATAAAAGAAAGTCAATTGATTTTAATATATTAGATCAAGTTAAAGAAAGATATTATCAAAAATTATTAAATATGGAAAAAACAGTTTATAGTATTGTTGGTAATCATACAGCATATTATAAAAATACTAATCGTGTGAACACATTAAAATTATTATTAAATGATTTTGAGAATGTGTATATATGCGAAGAACCTGAAGTAGTAAGAATAAATGAAAACGATGTATTGTTGATGCCGTGGATAAATGAAGAAAACAGAGACATTGCATTTGAACTTTTAGAAAAAAATCATGAATATTGTTTTGGTCATTTAGAGATTAACGGTTTTGAGATGTACAAAGGACACGTACATTCTGATGGTGAATTTGATAGTAATATTTTTAAAAATGTAAAAAATGTTTTTTCTGGTCATTTTCATCATCGCAGTAAAAAAGGAAATATTATGTATTTGGGAAATCCATATCAATTAACATGGGGTGACTATGGTGATGTGAGAGGATTTCATATGTTAAATTTTGAAACTGGTGAATTAAAATTTATTGAAAATCCTTATCAAATGTTTCATACAATAAAGTATGACAATAAATTTGATAAAATAGATTTTGAAAAATATAGAGATACGTATGTAAAAGTTATATGTAATAAAAAAGGTAGTCAATTAAAATTTGAAACTTTTATGAAAAGATTACATCAACATAATCCTGCTGACGTAATTATAATAGAACAGGAAAATATATTTAATAATGAAGATCTTGATGATTCTTTTGAAGAAGAAAATACAAAAGAAATATGTCAAAATACTGTTAGAAAATATATTGAAGAAAATTCTATTTCTTTTGGAAATAGATTAGAAGATAAACTATTAAATTTATTAAGAAAAGCTGAAGAAGAGGAAGTATGAATCGCAAAAATACAGATCCTCCTAAAACGATATCTTTAGCACCCAATGCTATTTCTCCTAATTCACAAAGAAGAAGACCGAAGTCTAATTCTATATTACCGCCTAAAAAAGAAATAACCCCAGTTACTCATGAAACTATGGTTGATTATTTCTCTGATGATAAAAAGGCAGTAAGATTTGCTAAAGGAATGGGTATAAAAAAAATAGCCATAAATCGTAAAACAAATGCGATAGAATTTGAATTAGAAGAAGATTTTCATAATGTATTAAATACAATAAGTTCTTGGAAAAAAATAAGTCCTGATGTTTATTTGAGTCAACTGATTACTGAATATTTTTTGTCAATGAAAGAGAAAAAATGAAGGAAATATATGCGAATTGAAAATGATGTAAAGTATGATTATAGTGATGTTCTTATTCGGCCTAAAAGGTCAACACTATCTTCTCGCAATGAAGTTTCTTTAGAAAGAAATTATGCTAGTATTAAATGGACTGGTGTTCCCATTATAGCGGCTAATATGGATGGTGTTGGTACAATTGAAATGGCAAAAAAACTTAGTGAAATGAAAATGCTTACATGTCTTAAAAAAACATACGACACTTCACAACTTATTGAATTTTTTTCTAATAAAATAAATTGTCAACACACAGCAATGAGTATTGGAATTACAGATCATGATTTTCGTAAGTTCTGTGATGTTTATAGTATATGTCAAAATTTAAAATTTGTTTGTATTGATGTGGCTAACGGATATAGTGAAAGATTTGTAGATTTTGTTAAAAAAATACGTGAAGTTGATTTTAGAGGAATATATGATGAAAAAGCAGATGATACATTCCGAAGACACAATCCTTTGTTCATCATTGCTGGAAATGTTGTTACTGGTGAAATGGCAGAACAATTGATTCTTAGTGGTGTTGATATTGTTAAAGTGGGTATTGGTCCTGGTTCTGCTTGTACTACTCGCATACAAACTGGAGTAGGATATCCACAACTATCTGCTGTAATGGAATGTGCTGATGCGGCACATGGATTAGGTGGATTGATTATTGCTGATGGAGGATGTACATGTCCTGGTGATGTAGTTAAAGCATTTGCAGGTGGTGCAGACTTTGTTATGTTAGGTGGAATGTTAGCCGGTCACGATGAGGGAGGCGGAACTATTATAGAAAAAAATGATGAAAAATATATAGAGTTCTATGGCATGAGTTCCAAGAAAGCTAATGAAAAACATTTTGGTGGATTGAAAGATTACCGAGCTTCTGAAGGTAGAGAAGTTTTAATTCCTTATCGTGGTGAAGTATCTGAAACCATTCAAGAAATTCTTGGCGGATTACGTAGTGCTTGTACCTATGTTGGAGCAAGTCAATTAAAACACTTGACAAAATGCACAACATTTGTTAAAGTAAGTAATCAATATAATACTGTCTTTGCCTAAAAAAAGACTTGACATTTTAAATCATTGGTAATATAATATGCATATCATTTTTGAAAAAGTTCGTTTTCAGAACTTTCTTTCCTTTGGTACAACCCCAACAGAAATTAATTTAGTCAATTATAAATCAACTCTTGTCACAGGCTCAAATTTTTCTGGAAAATCTTCAGCTATACTTGATACAATTACATTCTCTCTTTTTGGAAAAGCATTTAGACAAATTAACAAACCGCAACTTATTAATATGTTTAATGGAAAAGAGTGTTTAGTTGAATTACAATTTGTAAAAAATAATGTAAGATATTTGATTAGACGAGGATTAAAACCAAACATATTTGAAATTTTTAAAAACGATCAAAAATTAGATATTGATGCTTCTGCAAAAGATCAACAATCTGAGTTTGAAAAAAACATTTTAAATTTTACATATCAAACATTTCAACAGATTGTAGTTTTAGGGTCTGCTAATTATATACCTTTCATGCGATTAAAACCAAATGAAAGGAGATTAGTTGTTGATGATATTTTAAATTTACATGTCTTTACCAAGATGGCAGACAATCTGAAATTAGAAATTACCGAAACTAAATCAGAATTACAAACTACTCTCAATCAACTCTTCTTAAAAGAAGAATTATTAAATTCTAAGAAAGAACATTTAGAAGCACTTTCTAATGTAAATGTTTCTACAGTTGATGAGAACTTAATAAATGAGATTAAAAATGAAAATGAAAATCTAACATTAGAAATAGAGGAAAAAGAAAGAGAATTAGAAACACTTCATATAGAAGATGAACATGATTTGTTATCTGTAGATAGAGAATTAAATAAGTATGAAAAAATAAAAAACAAAATAATGTTTGGTGTTGAAACTCAAAAGAAAACATATGACTTTTTTCTTGAAAATTCCAGTTGTCCAACTTGTTGTCAAAACATAGAAGAAGATTTTAGAAAAAAACAGATAGAATTAATAAAAGAAAAAATACTAGAAAAGAAAGAAGGTGTTCAACAACTCCTTGAAAAAATAACAGACTTTAAAAATATAAAAGAAGACTATATATCAATTAATAAAAATATTGATTCAAATAAAAAAAAGCAGGTTGAATTAAAAAATTTAATTCTTTCATTAAAAAATAAAATTAAAAACAATCATGAAAAAATTTCTATATTAAGAAATCCTAGTACTTTGGATGTTGAAAAAGTGAATAAAACTGAAAAAGAAATTTTAGATATAGAAAAGACTATTAATGAATTAAAGTATAATGAAAAATTTTACAATGAAGAAACTGAGATACAAAAAAATTGTAGTATTTTACTAAAAGATACCGGTATTAAAGCTACAATTATGAATAAGTATTTGAGATTATTAAATAAAAATATGGAATTATATTTAAAAAGATTTGGATTAAAATTAAATTTTGAATTAGATAATTCATTTAATGAAAAAATTACAAATTTTTCAGGTCATGAATTCTCATATTTTTCACTTAGCGAAGGAGAAAAACTAAGAGTTGATTTGGCTATGATGTTTTCATGGAGAAATCTTGCTACAAAGAGAGCAAAAATGAAAACAAATATTTTAATTTTAGATGAAGTGATGGATGGTGCAGCGGATGCTTTTCTCCAACAAGAACTTGTAGATTTATTAAATGAACTTGACTCCACAAATGTTTATGTTATTTCACATAGAACAGATGGATTGCAAGATAAATTTGATAGAAATTTACATGTTGAGCGTAAAACTGGATTTTCTATTATAAAGGAAAATATATTATGATTCTACAATCTGATTTTGACGTTGGATTTGAAATAGAAGGTTTTGCATTAGAATCAAATTATATAAAAATTAAAAAACTTGCAGAAGAATATGGATTGTATTTTATCACAGGAGATTGTAGTATAAAAGAAGATGATGATATGAAAGAACTTTCATATTATGAATATAATGGTAATGAATACTATGAAACTATTGTTCCATTTGAAATTAATACTAAACCTTTAATTGTAACACCAAAAAACATATTAAAAACAATTAATTTTTTTGTTGATTTATATAAAAATAGAATCGTTACAAATAATACATGCTCTTTGCATATGCATGTTAAATTAAAAAAAGATAAATTAAACTCATTGAAATCATTTTACAATTCTGCAATGTGTTTAGCTTATCTAATTGAAACTCAAAAATATAAAAACTTTAAAGTGTTTGATGGAGAAAAAATGGAGCATGTATTTTGGGCAAATCCAGAATACATGTATAAAGAATATGAGCGAATGAAAAACAACTTTGAAAATATTAAAAATGTAAATCATGATAAAAGAAGAGGTCTGTTTCATACACATTCAATTGGTACACTTGAATGGAGAGGTCCTAGGAGATTATTTGATAGTAACCCCTTAATGTTTTTAAATAATTCATTAAAGTCATATGAAGATAGAATAATACGATATACAAAATTTTTATTTAATTTAATACCCACTCTAAGAGATGCACACAATGCAAAAGGTATTGAAAAGAAAAATTCACTTTATTGGTCACTTTATTACTTAAAGGTGTAGATGAATTTTAATTTAGTCACTGAAAAAGATAATTTAGAATATCTTAAACAAGTATCAAATCCTTTTGATTTTAAGAATCCTCCCTATGACCCAACTGAATTAGCCAACACTATCTTTAATTACGTTAAAGGAGCGGAAGCATTTGGTGTTTCAGGAATTCAATTATCATTTCCATACCGTGTATTTGGTATTTTTATTGAAAATAACAAATTTCAAGTAATGTTCAATCCTAGACTTATAGAAATTATAGACGATACAAAAGTAAATGAAAAAGAAGGATGCTTGAGTTTTCCAAATTTATTCCTAAATATAGGAAGACCAAAAATTATTAATGTGGAATATCAAACAACTACTGGATTGATAAATAATATAGAATTATCTGATTATTTTGCAAGAGGCTTTTTACACGAATTAGATCATTTAAATGGCGTGGTGTTTACAGATTATGTAGGAAGACTTTCTCTTAAAATGACAAGAAAAAAATTGTATAAAAAAATGAAGAAGTATAAACAATCTTAAAAAGGATATTTAAATGCCAAATTCAGCAGCATTTTTAGCTAAAGTAGCAGAAAAACCAAAGTGGATGACCGCACAAGAAAAAGCAAAAACATTTGCAGGTCCTGGTGGTTGGTACATGAAAAATGGAAATCCAGCCGCAGCACCAGAATTAATAGAAACTATTCCAGGATTATCAAACATGATAGATTTTGATAGTGCTGGTAATTTAGTAGCTGATGTCGGAACAATTAAAACATTATCAGCTACATTGGTCAGAAGAAATAGAAGAGGATTTAATGTAGTTATTGGTTTAGAAGAACAATTTAAAAATGATAAAGCCAATAATGTTCAATTTGTGTTAGCACTGGCTTCAGGTGCAGCCACAACTACAGATGGTAATCCAATGCCTAATTTTTCACCCGGGGGAAGTAGTATTGTTTATGAGCTTGCAGCTGGAGCTACAACAGGTAGATTATTAT